GTATTTAATTTTGATGCCGAAGCTGCCCGTGCTATAGTGCACAGGGGTAAATGCCTCAACAACGCCTTCATAGCGCGTTCCACGATCTGCGGATGTTTTGGTCAACGGGATAGCTGTCGCTGCCCCTTTGGTTCGATTGGCCCAGCTAGTCGCTGTTCCGGTTTTAGTATTACTCATTATCACTCTCTCCTTGTTTTAGTTTCATTTGTTTATACTGGTTGCAATAATTTTTAGCAGGGCAATAGCTCTCACAACGTGTAGATACACCTGGACGGTGTACCACTTCGTGGCCCGGGCCCGCTGCATCAGCAGCAATCTCTGCGCCCTCTTTGCTGTCACAAAGTCTTAAGGCTCTCTTAGCTCCACGTTTCATAATGGCCCACACATCAGGTCGGGCCCAACGTTCCTCGGCAGAGCACGGGGGTAACGCTGCATCCCCAACCTTGGTGGCATCTTTGTAAGCAGCTACTCGTTCTTTGATATACTCAAGAACCTCTGCCTCTGGAATAAGCGGGACACTTAATATCTTTACCTGATGCTCCGGATAGTTGTCTTCCCTTTTGGCAGCATTCTTAGACCAGTCTCTAAGAATAGCAACAATCTCTAGTTCTCTAACATAATGGGAGGAATACACTTGCTTACCATCAATAAGCTCATACCCGTGCTTAAGCAAGTATGCTCCGATGTTCAGTTGCTTGGCGTATTCTTCTTTGATCCCGTCTCGAACCGAATATACACTAGTAACTTTATAATCTTGAAGTTTACCGCTCGGTGTATGATATATATCAATTTGTGCCCCCAACTTCATTCCATCCACATCAATGTAAAATCTACGTTCCGCAATGTACCCATCTTTCTCAAGCTCCTCTGCGGCACGCTCTAAGATGGTGTGGATGCTCTGACCCTGGAGGGAAAAGATTTGGTCAGAGGCATCCTCCGTGATTTGGTCTGCATACCGCTCTTTAAGAACGTGCAACTGCGTGGGCTCTATAATACCTGTTGCGGTAATATCTGAGGCGCCCCTATTGTACCCACCATTCTCAATGGCCTTCACGATGGGCAGCGGCAGATTATATTTATTTGTAAGTTTCATTCTATACAAGTATTATAGCACAAACAGTTTCAGTTGTCAACTAGTAACCCGGCTCCGTGTCTTCATCCGCAAAAGCCTTCGTAGCCTCATTGGTGTTTTCTGTCCAACGTAAAAAAGAGGAAGAGCTTAATTCAATATACCCTTCTTCCGGAATTACAATGCGAGAACCGACATTGAGTGACAAAACATCTTCCGGGTTTACTTCGTCCATATCAATTTTATGAACATCGCCATACCCGTCTTCTGCCAAACCCTCGAATCCGTCCCACTTAATCACCGTAGCAACAAAGAAACTCATGATAACCTCCATTTACAACACTTTAACATACAAAGGAGACATTTGCAAGAGAAAATGTCCCTATTTGCTGTCAAGAACTTTGATAGCAACAATATCATACACTTGTAAAATAGTTCTTGACAAACGATTTAACATATGTTATACTCTTATATACGGCCTCAGACAGTTAGTAGCCGACGCATACGTAGTATATCAGTTATATACTTGGGCTACTATATAGATCTTAGGCCGTATATACCGCTTGACAAATGCCGAGTGTTGTGGTACAATAGTTCTATGAATAGAAAAGCGCGAAGGGCGCAATTATCGAAAGGAATTGACGTGTCTCGTAGTCAAAAAGAAATTCAGCAGGAATATGCACAGTTGTGCATGCAAGCCGGCGATCTTCAGTATCGGAAGACCCAGCATCAAGAAGAGCTTAACCTTCTCTCGGAAGGCCTCAACGGAATTAATCAGAAGATTCGCAAACTGAACGTTGAGATGAAAGCTGCAATCGAAGCTCAATCCACGGGCGCCTCCGAAGAACTGAGCAAAGAGCCGGAAGTTAAAAATGAAGTTGTTTCAGCGTAAAGAACGTTATGCCCAGACCCAAGAGGGATTCGACGCGCAAGTCGAGGCCTTTTTGTTTAGTGAAGGCTTTCCTGTCACCCAGGAGTTTAAGTCCATGTTCTCTGCATTGGTGCAGCATGCTCCTGAGACTCAGGACTTCTTCTATCCCCGGCATGTAGCATCTATGATGCGTAAACTCAAAGTGAATGAGTTTGCCTTTTTCAACATGTATCCCGAAAAGCGTCCCAAACCTAAAGAAGAGAAGAGTGAACTCCAAGAAGCTACAACAGACGTGGTACCGGAAGCTTAAGAAGGCCGGTTTTAATGATGCCGAGGATGGGCAAGGCCGTTTGAAAGAATGGCATAGCCACTATTTTAAGGCATTCAATACTCCCGAAGAGTTCGAAGAGAACCGCAGGTTCTATGTTTTGGCATCGCAGCTATTGCACTCACACACCTTCCGCTCTGAGAGGGATAAGCGAGTGTGGGAACTTTTCTGCAACGGCGTGCCGCAAAAGGATATTTGTAAGAAGGTTGGCATTGGGTTAACCACCCTGAAGACTACATTGTCACGTTACAAAGTTTTTATAAAACAATGAAGATCAAACTAAGACAAGCAAAGCCAGAAGATTTGAACTTCATCTATAGCACGTGGCTGCTTGGTCTCTATCACGGCAACGATTGGTTTAACGACATCCCAAAGCAAATCTTCTTTGACAACTACAAGAAGGTTGTAGAGCATCGATTGATGACTTCCTCTGTTACAGTGGCATGCTTAGGAGATGACGATGATGTTGTCCTTGGGTATTGCGTGCACAGAGAGAATACGTTAGACTGGATTTTTGTGAAGAAGGCGTGGAGACGTCTTGGTATTGCCAAGTCGCTTTTGCCCATAGATGTTGTACAGTGTACACATCTTACTAAACTTGGTAAGAAATTGAAACCAGAACACATTGTGTTCAACCCGTTTATCTAGAGAGAGTTATGGAAACTGTACAAGCCGAAATTACCTTTGTTGAGTTTTTGCATCCCGTAAACCCACACCCACAGATGGCAGGGGCAAAGACCTTGTCCTTGAACAACTCCAAATACCCAGGTCTCAAGCTATTGCTTGACCCGCTGGGAGTTGTGGTGGACTACAAGGGATCTTTATACCTCATTCCCATTTCCAATGTCACCGGCATTAAGTTTAAGAAGTCCGATGTTGCCGAAGAGCATGTTGACGGGCGTACTGCGTGAGCCGACGTCTCCTAGATAAGATCACCAAGGCCATTCACCGTGACGTGGAGAACATCAACAGGCAGGCGGAGAAAGGGACATTAGCCCCAGAGTCCCAAGAAGCTCTTGCCAAGTATTACAAGCTCCTTACAGACGCCCGGCTCGCTAGCAAAGAGCGAGAGCTGGATGAGAAATTGAAACGTGTCGAAGAACTCGCTAGAAGCTCGCCTCAAGAAAGCTGAGAAGGTTATACGGGTAGGCAATGCCACCCTCAACCTATCAGAGTTTCTATTCCCAAAGCAGCTGGTGGCTGTTGAGGACTCCAGTCCCTTTAAGATATTCCTATGCTCCCGCCGCGCCGGCAAGTCCACCGGCATCTCCACAGACCTAATCAAGACCGCGCTAGAAACCCCACAGTGTACATCCCTGTATGTGACAGGAGCACGCTCCGATGCCAAGAAGATTGTGTGGGCAGAGGTGAAGCGCCTCAATGATCAAAAGGGCTATGGTGGGGTACCCAATGAGTCCGAGCTAGCCATGAACATGCGCAACGGCTCTGTTATACGCCTTGCGGGTGCTAAGGACGATGCGAGCATTGAGAAGATAAGGGGGCAGATGCCGCCCATTAAGAAGGCATACATAGATGAGGCACAGAACATAAGAGACGGGCTGCTTAGAAAGCTTGTGGACGATGTTCTAGAGCCTGCATTGTTAGACTATGATGGGTGCCTAGTGCTAGCGGGCACGCCACCCCCAGTGCCCTCTGGATATTTTGTAGAGCTTTTGAGCAATCCTCATTGGGGTGTCCATAAGTGGACATTCTTCGATAACCCGTTCATTGCCATAAAGTCCAAGCGCACACACCAACAACTGTTAGACAGAGTGCTCAAGCGTCGTGGTGTTACAGTTGAGGACCCTGCTATACGCAGAGAGTTCTTTGGTGAGCTAGCCACGGATACGCATTCCCTGGTGTATCAATACAACGCGGTAATCAACCATTACATCTCATTGCCTGTGAGTACTTACACCTATATATTAGGCGTGGACTTGGGCTTCCATGATGCTGACGCCCTGGCTGTGCTGGCATGGTCTGATGCTAGCAAGGTGACATATGTGGTGGAGGAGCTGGTAACCGCAAAGCAAGGCATTACGGAACTTGTGGAGCAGATTACTGGCCTAAAGAAGAAGTATGACATCTCCAAGATTGTCATGGATACCGGTGGGTTGGGTAAGAAGATATCAGAAGAGATAATCAGACGATATAAAATCCCAATTCAACCAGCTGAAAAGACTCGCAAGTTTGAATACATTGAGCTGATGAACGCTGCATTGCGCACAGGACAGCTTATGGCTAAGGACAATAGCCTGTTCGCACAAGACAGCTACAAGGTGGAATGGGACAGAGACAAGACAAAGCCAGACAAGAAAGTGATAAGCGATAGGTTTCACAGTGATATATGTGAAGCTGTGCTGTACGCTTGGAGAGAAAGCTATTCGTTCACGCATGTACCAGAGAAGTCGAGGCCCAAGCAAGGGCAGCCTGGCTATGCAGAAGCCGAGGCTGAAAGGCTAGAGGCTCTAGCAGAGGAGCACTTCACACGCCTAGAGGATGCTGAGAAAGATCCGTACAATGAATTCTAGCCCTTACCATATATGAGGGCTGTCTAAACATTATTGATGCCCCTATTCTCCGGTAAATCCCCCTCCGCCCTTAAAAGAAAGACCCACATGCGTAACTCCCCTAAAAGTATTGCCTATAGTATTCGCCAAAAGGCGGAACATCGTGCGCATGGTGGTATGGTTGGACAAGAGGATACGTGCCCCGAGTGTTGTGGCTATGCAGATGGCGGTAAGGTACAGAAGCCCAAGGATCAGCAGCCAGGCCCCATCTCCAAAGAGGAAGCAGAGAAGTTCCGATTAGGCGCTAGGTTCTCAGAGGGTGGAGAGGTGCCGGAAGAGCTAGAGACTGTCAGCGCTGGAGATATCCTAAGAGAGATAATGAGCAAGCGACGACAAGCGACGGAACAAGCCGAAGTTGATAGTAGAAGGCCTTCCAACATCTTGGACGAGGTGCGGGCACAGCACGAGGGTGCCGGCTATAGCGAGGGGGGCGAGGTAGAGGATGACAGACATGAGCATTATGAGGGAATGCAAGAACTAGTAGAAGCCCCGATGCCTCAGGACGACAAGGTGTCTTTGAAGCACATCCTAGAGATGGTGCGTAAGGCTCACACGATGTCTACGGAACAGAGCGAACCTGAGGGCTACATGGACGGTGGTGTTGTGGAAGACCAACAAGACCAGAACTATGATGGCGATAGCATTGAAAACTTCCTATCAGATCCTGTTAGCGAAGATGAAGAGCTTGAGGAGCGAGAGCCCCAGCTTACCACAAGCATCATCAAAGCTATGCGTATGAAGCGATTGAAGAATAGAGACTAGATTTATTTAAAATTCATGCAAGTGAGAATAAGATGGACATCAAAGAATTAGAGAAGATTGCTAGATTGTGTCACAAATGGGGCATTACAAGCATTCAGACATCTCAGTATACATTATCCTTCAAGGATACGTTTGAGAACCCCAAGAAGGCTCCCTTAAGCGCGCTAGAGAGCACTAAGGAAGAAGAGCAGAAGACATTGACAGAGGAAGACATTCTCCTCTGGTCCAGCACCCCGGCTTAATATATGGCAAAGATTACCAAAAGTAAACGAGGCTCCTCAGCAGATAGAGACACTGTTGTTGTACGCACAAAGAATCAAAGCACCAAGAACCAGCCCAGCAAGTGGTGGAGAGGCGATTCTAAGGAAGAGCGTGGGCGTAAGCTATTGGATACAGCAGGGTTCTTAAAGGAACAACTGCAATATCGCTATCGGCAGGCTTCTATATTCTCTAGGCTGTATAGCAATGTCCCTTTGTTCGGTGTAGCGGGCACCAACATGATGAGGATGTCACAAGCTTCCAACAACTTACCGTTAGACCGTCCTACAATGAATGTCATTCAGAGCTGTGTAGACACGTTGGTGTCACGTATTACACAAGCTAGACCCCGTCCTACATTCCTCACAGACAATGGTGACTATAAAGAACGCAACCTAGCGAAGCAGCTCAACCAGTTTGTTATGGGTGAGTTCTATAGGTCCCAAGCCTATCGCATGGGTGAATTGTCCCTACGAGATGCTTCTGTGCTTGGCTCGGGCTGTGTAAAGGTGTTCGAAGGCCCTGGTAACGTTGTTTGTATGGAGCGGGTGCTGTACACAGAGCTGTTGGTAGACCCCAATGATGCCCTGTATGGTAAGCCCATGCAGATGATCCAGCTTAAGCTTGTGGACAGAGATGTGCTCGCAGAAGAGTTTCCTGAATACAACAAAGTGGTGATGACTGCTGAACAGGCATACCCAGATACAAGCCCCGACTCTGCGGAAAGCGTCTCGGATCAGGTAATGGTTGTTGAGGGATGGAGGCTACCTAGCGGTCCGGATGCTGGTGATGGCATGCACATCATCTCCTGCTCCAGTGGTTGTCTAGTTGATGAAGAGTACACTAAGGATAAGTTCCCATTCGCCTTCTTGCATTACACACCTAGGCTCCTTGGCTTCTTCGGACAAGGACTAGCTGAGCAATTGATGGGGACACAGGTTGAGATTAACAAGCTTCTTATTACTATTAGTCGATCTATTAATCTTGTGGGTGTACCTAGAGTCTTTGTTGAGGATGGTTCAAAAGTAGTAAAGGCTCATCTTAACAACGAAGTGGGGTCTATTGTCACCTACCGAGGCACCAAGCCTGAGTATACTGTAGCCCCGTGTGTGCCTGTGGAGATGTATTCACAGCTTCAAAGGCTTGTAGAGTATGCCTATCAGCAATCGGGCATCAGTGCTTTAGCCGCAGCCTCACAGAAACCGGCAGGGCTTGATAGCGGTGTTGCGTTACGTGAGTATGATGACCTGCAGACAGACCGTTTCGCAGCCCTAAGCAAGCGTTACGATAACTTCTTTGTAGACCTAGCCTATCTAGTCATTGACATGGCTAAGGACATTGCTGAGCGTGATGGTAAGTATAGCACGGTTTACCCCAATAAGAATGGTACACGAGAGATAGACCTGCCCAAGGCCGGGATGCTCAAGGATACATACGTCATTCAATGCTTCGATACCTCCAGCTTGCCCAGAGACCCCGCTGGAAGGCTCGCCAAGATTACGGAGATGATTCAGAGTGGTATGGTAACCATTCAAGAAGGACGACGCCTTCTAGACTATCCTGACTTGGATCAGAACGAGAAGCTAGCGAATGCCTCCGAGGAGCGCATCCTGAAGATATTAGATGAGATTGTGGACGAAGGTAAGTATACTCCTCCAGATCCGTTCATGAACTTAGAGCTTGCTAAGCAGCTGTCTAATCAATATTACAACCTTTATGTTGGGGCCAAGCTTGAGGAAGAGCGTGCACAGATGATACGCACGTTCAATGATCAATGTATTGCCCTCATACCGCCTCCTCAAGTGGCTATGCAAGGAGCACCAGGACAGCCCCAGTTAGCGGTCCCGGAGCCATTACCAATTTCGGACACTATGCCACAAGCTCAAGGATTCTCGCAAGGCGGTATGGTTGGCGGAACTGATCAAGAAGACCAGATGGCGATTGCCTGGGCAAATGCTAATCCGGGACACCCACACTCAGCTTTGATTAAGACTATACATGGACTTTAATCCTATCGAATATATTGCCAAGAGGATGTCTGGGTTTAACCCGGCCTCCTACTTGCAAAACAAATACCAGCAGGTAAAGCAACGTATTGCCTCAGATCCAGAGATGAATGTTTATTTCGGTATCGGGCAAACAGGAGCACAAGGTCTTAAGAGTGCTATACACGTTGGTAGGGAAGTTTTTAATGCGTCAAGTCCCTTAGCCTATGCCATGCAACAAGCCGGCAATCCTCAGGGCCCTCCGCAAGACTTATTGTCCCAAATTGGCCACATGCCTCAAAGTCTGGCTATGGCTCCAATCGCAAAGAAGGGCGCCGCAGAACTTGTAGAGCTTTATACCTCCAAAGCTGGGCTGCCTCAATCCAACGCGGGAAAGTTATTATCCCTAGATAAGACTAGGGCTAGTAGAATCGCGGAAGAGTATGAGAAGTTGCAACATAATCCAGCCGATCCTGCAGTGCAGTCCGCCTATAACGCCCTGGTCAATGAGACTCTGGAGCAGTTTAAAGTCCTTAAAGAAAGTGGACTTAAGATTAAGCGTATAAAACCTGGAATGAAAAACCCATACCCAAATGGGTCCAAGGATGTCATCAAGGACATAACGGAGAATAATACTCTTTGGTTTTACCCAACAGAAAGTGGGTTTGGAAGTGGAGAGGCAGCAAGTCACCCCTTGCTGGCTAAGACAGCCGAGATGCACGAGGGGAAGCCTCTCCTTGCTAATGATGTATTTAGGATTGTACACGATTATTTTGGACATACCCCTGGCGGTCACAGCTTTGGTCCATTGGGAGAAGAGAACGCTTGGAATGCTCATATGAGGATGTTTTCCCCAGAGGCTCAAAAAGCCCTTACTACGGAAACAAGGGGGCAGAACTCATGGGTTAATTTTGGTCCACACGGTGAGGCCAATAGAGCAAATCCGGCCAATACCAAATATGCTGAACAGAAGGCAGGACTGCTCCCGGATTGGGTTATGTCGGATGTAACTTACAGGGAAGAGCCCATAAAGCTTGTGCATTACAGCCCGAAAGAGGGGTTAACTCACATAGACCCTGCCAAGATGGGTACAGGCATACGCTCGGAAGAATACCGACGCGGGCTACCAGAGGTTCCAAGATCCAACTACTATAGAGAAGGCACCGAACCAGAAACCATAGTTACAGGTGCGGCCAAATCCCAATACATTACAGAAATTCCAGAATCTTCTTTATATGATTTGAATACTGATAAAGAAGGTTTAGTTAAAAAGGCTTTGGAAAGCAACCAAGGGGCCTGGAACCCGGACTTAATTTACAAAGAAATCAAGAATGCTGGGTATAAAGGTTTACATAACTCCGGAAGTAGGATGCCAGGCACGGTACACGTGTTTGAAGCATTGCCGGTAAAATCAAGTAAAAAGCTGCCATAGATTGTGGCAATAAGAAAGTGAGATACACATGTCCCAAGAGTCAAAAGCACCGATTACCGGTACAATTGAAGAGTCCGTACAATCCCCGAGTAGTCAACAAGAAGTTCAAGCGCCTAAGCCTAACACAGAGCTAGACGATCGGTTTGCTACGTTAGCTCGGCGTGAGAAGGCCATCCGTACGGAAGCTCAGCGCATTGCTCAAGAAAAGGCTGCATGGGAAGCACAGCGTTCGCAAGCCCCAGCCCCCGATGCGTGGAAGGGTCGCGCCAAGACAGACCTTATGGGAATGCTAGCTGAAGCTGGTGTTTCATATGAGGAAGCCTCGCAAGCATTCCTGAACACCACCCCAGAGAGCGCGACGATTCAAAGGCTTCAAGCCCAGATCGCGGAACTCAAGGGAGAGGTAACGAGCAAGCTCGGTAAGTTCGATGAACACACCAAGCAGTCATATGACAGGGCTCTTAACCAATACAAGCGCGACATTGATATTGCCATCTCTAGCCGCCAAGACGATTTTGAAATGATTCATACAGCTAAAGCCCAAGAGGCCGTGCTGGAGTTGATAAAAGAGACATTCGATAAGGAGCAAATCCTCCTTACCGTGGAAGAGGCGTGCAAGCAGGTTGAAGATCATCTGCTTGAAGAAGCTGTTGCCTATTCCAAGTCTAAAAAGGTGCAATCTAAACTTGCCCCGCCCCCGCCTGTGGAACAACAGGAACCGAAGACACAACCAACCCAGCAGACACAAACCAAAACGCTAACGAATGCTATTACGGCAAGTTCGAAGCCCATGTCCGATAAGGACAGACGGGCACGAGCAATTGCTGCATTCATGGCAAACAAACAATAATGGTAAACTAAAATGGCTAACCCCACATATAGTAATCCATCAAACCAAGTAGCAGCCCTTAAAGAGTTGTATACTGGTGATGATTACATGAAGGATCTGGTTTATAAAAAGAACCCGCTCCTCGCTCTCATTCCTAAGGACGAAAGTCCGTCTGGCTTCGCAGGAAAGTATATTCCTGTTCCGCTGGTGTATGGTACTCCTCAAGGCCGTTCGGCGACGTTCGCCAACGCCCAAACCAACCAAACGCCTCCGTCGCTCTCGAGCTTCTTCGTGTATCGCACGTCCAACTATCAGTTGGTCACGATTACGAACGAACTCTTGGAAGCAACGAAAGACAACGCAGGCGCGTTTGTCGATGAAGCTAAGTTGAACATGGATACTGCGTTTCGCAATATCTCGAATGACTTGGCGCATGACTTGTTCAGCGACGGCTCCGGCTCTCGCGGACAAATCGCGAGCATCGCGGTCGGTGTCATCACGTTGTCGCAGGCAGCGGACGTTGTTAACTTCGAAGTCGGTATGACCTTGGTGTCGTACTCGGTTTCGGGTACAACTGCCACGATCTCGACTGGTGGAAACCTCGGTTACATC